TTGCTGTCCTTAAATTTTACCTCAATTGCGCACTCCTGACCAGATGTATTAAGCAGTTTATAAACGCCGTAACCCATTGCAATAACGGCTACAAATATTAAAGCGCAAATAACCACTGTAGCTCGATCTGTAGACCTGTCACAATTGCATGCCCTTCCTTGATTGCATTCTTTTTCACATGTCATTTTGTTTCTCCTCTTCAACGGCACGATTTAAATCAACCAATAACCTGTCCCAGATGGTTTGCTTGAAATGGTCTGGGTAACCATTCCACGCTTTGAAGTATTCGCTGTCTGGACGAAAGCCATAAGCATCTTTGTAAAGGTCGGACAATAAGTCCGTGTCAAATGTATAATTCATCGTGCTCTCCTAAAGTGCCAACGGTATTTGCAGGCGTATCTACCATACTTCATGCGAGTTATAAAGGCAGTGTAAGCTAAAAATTTAATATTGTGCGGTAGGTGATCCCGACGCATGCTAGCCATACGAGTTTTGGCGTACCTACGCCTAATCTGCATCATTAACCTCTAATTTAATTTTGCCTAGATATTCACCTATGTATTCAAAAGCATGTCGTTCTTTTCTGCATGAAAAATTACCACTTAAGGATTGAAATACATACAAATACTGTGGCTCTTTAGGCTGTTCTAATGCTTCTTTACAAGCTTGAATTGCTTCTTCAAATCTGCTGCAATTAGTCAGTGCATTTATAGCCATTTGCAAAGCTCTAGATTGTTTAGTCATCTTTGTCCGCCTTATCTAGCTCGTCATCTGTCATTTCAAGCACGTCAATCCATGTAGGTTCTTCAGGCTTGCGAAAGATATTGTCAAAGTTTTCATCAAAAGTTTTAGATTTCTTTTTGGTGATTATCTTGTCACCAGTAATTGGGTTACGATTCGACACTTAGTGCTCCTTTAAATAATCTTCCACCAACAGGCTCGATGTCTGTATAGCCCATCCTAAAAGCCAATGCTGTTCCACCTTTGATTCCTGCTGGCAGCACGATTGGATCTGCTTTTTTACGGGCTGCTTTGGAAACAGACTCCTCGTATTTATTCACAGAATAATAAGTTTTCTTTCCTGATCCGTATTTATAGATCAGTCCGTGCTCAATCAAGATAGGCATGCAATATTGCACATGAGACCTTGCAAATCCTTGTTCCATCAGACTCATTGCTGTTCTGTCTGCTTTCAATATCTCTGTATATAGTTCCATACGAACTGAGTCCAGATTGGCAGACTTTATGAAAACATTCACATGGTCCATATCAAAGCACCGAGTGCTACCAAGCAGACCATGATCCAACGACCAGTGTAAAGGCGCAAGTGCTCAGCATCCCAAAGATCTTCCTCTTCCACAAATGTAGCTCCAGTCCACTCGTCTTGGCGGTTGAATTGGTAGTTGTTCTTATCCCACGGTTCACGGTAGTGCATTTTGTTTCTCCTCTAACGCGATGACACGTTGTTCTAGACTTTGCACTACCAACAATATGTCATTGATGGCGTTCCAAACACCGTTTATTAAAGCGTCTTGTTTTTCTTGCGGTGTCATGTTGGCTCCTAAGTGCTCCATTTGTTTCATGTAATCTATCATTGCGGTACCTCCACGGTTATGCGTATTGATTTGGTTGTGATTGTTATAGAATGATCTTCATTCACCTTGATGCGAATGTCGTCAGACTCTTTTGGTTTAACAGCACCTTGTATTGCAGCGACCAAGCCTGCAGACAGATGCGTCTTGTTATTCCATTGATAGCCAACACGTTCACGCTTGTCAAATGAAGTGCTTACTGGCACTTTGATTATTTTACCAGTCTTGTGCAATTGTTTCAATGAGTCTCTAATTCGTACAGGATTTTCATCAGCCAACTCAACCATCTCACTTAGTTCACGTGCCGTAACAGGCATTTGTGAGTGCTGTATCTTTGCACAAATGATATTGTATAACTTGGCGATATCAATAAACGGATTCATTTTGCTTTTCCCTTTCTGCCATTTTAGCTTCTAATTCTTTAAATTCTTCGTGTATTTCTTTCAAAATGCGGGCAATCTCAGCCAGCTGTTCATCGTAGGTCATCTATTATTCCCTCCTCAATTCTTTCGATGTCGAAAGCAGACAATTTGTAAGGTCTGCCGCTCATGTCTCTGGCGTGCTGAATGTCGATCTCATACATTGTGGGGCTGTCCCCTGTGCCATAACCGTCTTCAGTCGTTTCTACTCTTACGTAGCACTCAATGTCGATCTCGTTGTCGTCTTCGTCGTAACCTGAAGCGCTAACCCAATATGATTGTTTCATGCTGCAACTCCCATGAATGTAGGAACTGGACGACCAGTCCATTTTGCAATGTGGCTTTTGTATTGCTTGTAGTAATAATGATAGGCTTGAACTGCATCGTCTTTGTGGCAGTCAACAGGCATAGCCTGAGCGAAAGCAGTCGGCGTATCGCAAGTTATTTGCGGTGGACATGTAGCTAAAGACTCGATGATCTTTTGGCAAGCATGAACTTTTTTGTAACGGTAAGTATATTCTTTGCACAAGTTAAGACCGAGCTCAACAAGCCATTGGTAATTTGCACGAGAGGCATTCGCCCAAACGGTGCAAGGATGGTTTTTGTGCGTCGGCTTGTATGGCACGGGGATGTCGTAGCCTGCATTGATAGTGCAAAGCATCTGAGCTGTCTCAAGCGGCATTTTGACAACGTGCTTGTCGAGGTGCATACGAGCTGCCGTAGCAGGATCGGTATCTAAGACGAATATGTTCATTTTGAACCTCTGATGCGAGACCAAACGCGCTGAGCGTAACCTAATTTGTAAGCCCATGCAAAGTCCATAACAATGGCACCGATGATTGCTCCGATAATCAAATTTAACATTTTATACCCTTTCTAAGTTATCCGCTCTGTGTCAAGCGTAAAGCTATTATGCGCCAAGTTTTTTAAAAAGCAAAGTGTTTTCTTGTTAATTACAAAAAATATTTTTTCAACGCATCTCCAGTGACTATGTCGCTCACTGTTTGTTTGGTCTTGAGCACGTTCAATATTACTTCATCAATAGTGTTCCTTGCCAATATATTTGTATAAACAACACTTTTGTCCTGGCCAATCCTGTGTGCTCTGTCCTCGGACTGCAATCTGTCCTCTAAAGAGAATGTATCGCTGAAGTAAATAACCTGACTTGCCTTGGTTAAAGTTATCCCCGTTCCTCCAGACTGCTGTTGAGCTATAAAAATCTTAGCTTCCCCAGACTGAAATTTGTCGATTGCCTCTATTCTGTCCTGTTTTGACACTCCACCATGGTATTCTACACAGTTCTTGTCAATTACACGCATGCGTTCTGCGATGTCCCTTAACTGCGCCCTATACCTAGCCCATATAATCACGCTATGGCCATCCTCTACGGTATTAGACACTCTTTCGCATAATAAGTCCATCTTTGGATTGTCTCCTTCAATGCGTACAGGCTCTTCTGCGTCTGGATGGAGATAATATCCTGAAGTTATCTGGCAAAGTTTACCAAGCACGGTAAGATGGTTGATGACAGAGTCATTTCCATTCAGAGATATGCGACTCTCTTCTTTAACCTTTTCGTATACACGTTTTTGTTCAGCTGTCATATCGAACCAAGCGCATTTGTAAATCTTGTCTGGAAGATCAAGACAGTCTTTTTTCAAAACTCGGAATGTGTACGGCTCAATAATTTTCTGCAGCTGGTCAAGGTTTTTATACCTTGGTCTTCCGTCGACTCCTCTCTGCACGATTTGGGGTGCTCTCCTTAAACCATTTTTGCGCATGAGACCTTGCATCTGATAGCTGTCTGTGGAAAGCATCTCTGCGTATTCGGCTTTGAACGCAAAATAAGACGTGGTGCCAAGGATGCTGTCGTCCAGGAATGAATATTGGCTAAACGCACCAAATGGTCCATTGGTTATAGGCGTTCCAGACATTGTCCTGCGATACTTGCTGTATTTCTTAAGTTTCATCAAATTCTTTGTGCGTGCTGCTGACGGCTCTTTTACTCGCTGGCTCTCGTCTGCAACGATCATAAGACTTCGGCTGTTGGCTGCAAACTTGGTTGCAAAGTCCACTCCTTTTTTATGCTGCAAAGACTCCCAGTTCATTACGATTATTTTAAGCTCTGAAGAGTCCGTGCTTTTCATTACATTCTCCAAAGCCTCTTTCTCTTTCTTGTTTGGGTTTGAATACCAAGCTGCGTATCTAACTCTTACCCACTCAGGCATGTGCTGAGGTATTTCTTTTACAACCCAGTTTGAATGCACGCCGTTCGGTGCAAATACAAGAACTGTGTCCAAGTCGTGCGTTGACCAAAGGTCTGCCATATCGTTAATGGCTATCCAAGTTTTGCCCGTACCTTGTTCGCCGTTTAGTGCAAAATACTCTGACCTGCCAAATTTGCGCAAGCAATCAAGCTGGTGCTTCAGAGGTTGTGTTTTGAATTTGCTTAACATGATAATGTCTCCCTTAATTTCGCCCAATGCTCTTTTTTAGTAGGAACAGGGGCGTGCCATAAAGCTATGGCGATCAACTCTTCAACTGTCTTTTCATTTATTACGTCTGCGTGACTTCCGCAAATCAACATACACCGTTTGTCTGACCTTATGAGCACGAACGCTTTGCCACCAGAGTCTATTTGCCTTTTGATCCAATTGCGCTGTTCCAACTCTAGCTTATGGTTAGACCCAAACAGAGGTGTGGTGCTCTTTTTAGGCTCTTTTGGAGATTTTATCTCTATCCAAGCCTCATTACCTTCAATGCAAAGATTTACGTCTGGCATGCCAAGCACACAAAGGTTCTCTATTCTGTCTATCCTTGTTCTCTTGCCAGCGATACCCGTGCGCAATATTGAGTAAGCATTTTTCTCAGACATTACAGCACCTTGAACTTTTGAATGAAGCCGAAACGTATGCCCTTCATGAACTTTGCTCTCACAAGCAATTTAGTTCCCTCTGGACACTCCTGCAATATCTTCCTGCCCATCTTTTCAAAGTCATACCTGCCAACCCTAGCACCTATCATTCCTGTGTCGTCTCGCAAACGCACGTCAACGAATTCTGTTGGTCCAGTCACAAGCTGACCATTTCTTTTCTTGACGTTCAACTCCTCATTTGCGTCACGGCTGTTTCGATAGATTATCTCTCCCATGAAACATTCTGAACCAGTCTGGGTGCCATCAAGATCAACTATCTTCATAACTTTGCCAACCACCCCTACAGATTGAGGGTTGTCGTAGTAAGCACCAAACTCCGTGCTGAAGGGAAATATGTTTGAGAATATATTCTCTGCCTCTTCAACTTGCTGAATCATCTTCTCTGTCAGCTTGCCTTGAGCCCTTGCTTCCATGAATCTTTTGGCTTTTGCTTCTCCAAAACCTTTCAAGGACATGAAGCCACCAATCAGCTTCTCTCCCTTGACAGACCAATTCATTTCTGACAATTGCATGTCGAATGGAACGTATTCTACACCCTCTCTGGCCATTTCTCTGAGCAGCTCTAAGGCAGAGTCATCATCCTTAGCATTTCGCAGGTTTGCAGCAGCAAATTGCAACAAATGATGAGCTTTTAGATAGGCTGTCCAGTAGCTAATAACGGCATAACTGTAAGTATGCGCCTTATTCATCTGCCAAGCACCCATCGCGTTGATCAAGTCCCAAGTCTGCTGAGCCTTCTCTTCTGGAATACCCTGTTCTGCAGCGCCTTTCTTGAATATCTCCCAGAAAGAGTCAAAGTATTCCTTGCCAAGACGTTTGGAAACGGCTTTTCGAATAAAGCTGGTTTGCTTCCAGTCGAATTTGCCAATCTCTCGAACGATAGCCATTGTCTGCTCTTGGTAAACTGGAAGACCGTAAGTCTCAGCCATCTGCTTCTCAACAAGAGGGTGAATTGACTCGTACTTCTCGCCGTTCATTCGCTTAACATACTTCTCCGTAACTCCGCTAGAGAATGGACCAGGTCGTGCCAAAGCTGTAACAGCATCAATCTCAACGATGGACTTGAACTTAACATCTTTGGAAATAGACCTAAGAGCATTGCCCTCAAACTGAAAGATGCCGCACATACGCCCTTCATTGAATACGTCGAATGTCTTCTGATCGTCAAACTTCATATTGTACCAGTCAACGTCAACACCGCTGTCCTCAATGACGCCAAGCGTTCGCAGACCAAGCACGTCAATCTTCAACAGACCAAGTTTCTCTGCAGCCCCTTTTTCAACGTGCGCAATGCCATTGCTGTCCACAGTCGCATAGTTATCAATCCTATCGTTGCAGACCAAAAGACCAGCAGCATGAACACCAGTGTGCGATGCGTGACCTTCTATTATGGCTGCCTTTGTAACTTGGGGATACATCTGCATCAATAGCTTTCCAGGCTCTGTGGTATTCAATGTATCTTCCAAGCAATTGTTTGCTCGGGAGTCTGCCAACGACCTTTCAATCATTGAGGCTTTCACAGCTGCCGTTGCTGCTGCTGGTATCTTCAGAGCCTTGCAGACCTGCACTAATGCACTCTTAGGCTTGAATGTAGATATGGTGCCAATGTGAGCTGTGTTATTCTGACCGTACTTCTCAGCCATGTATTCAAAAACCATATGACGCTTGGCATCTGGGAAGTCCAAGTCAATATCTGGCAAGTCAGCACGAGTCGAGTCGATGAAACGCTCGAAATACAAATTGGGAGGGATCGGATCAACCTCTGTAATCCTGCAAAGATAGCATACAAGCGATCCAGCTGCAGAGCCACGACTGGGTCCAACAAGCATGTGTTGCTTGGCATATTTAACCATGTCAGACACGACCAAGAAGTAAGAGTCAAAATTCTTTTCGCGTATAAGTGCCAACTCATACATCAGGCGCTGCTCGTAAGTTTCGTTCCATTCCAGACCCCTGAATCCGATACCTTCCCTGCACAATGCTTCGAGGTCTCCTTCGTAATGGATCATTGGTGCGACAGGCAACTCAAGACCTTCACACATAGCTGCGATATCGATTGCAGCCTGCTCTTCTCCGCAACCATCAATCAGGTGCTGAGGAGACGGCTTTATACTTCTGCTTGTGACCAACTCAAATGTCTCTTTGTCTTCTTCAAAGGCGAAAGCATTGTCACTGGTCGTAACTATTTCAATACCTTTCTCTTTGGCTATCTGCTGCTTGCGCATGTTAAGCACGCGACTGGCTGGATTTAAATCTATGTATGCTCCTATTGACTTCAGGAACTCGCCGTCTGTTATCTCTCCAGCAAACTTAATTATATCGTCAGACATCTCTCGCACGTCATCTTTGTAGAGACGTGGTATCTTGCCGACCTTTGTTGCCAATGGATTGCGATAGGCTTTTGATGAAGCCCTGTATAACTCTGACAGTCCTGTTTTATTCTTTGCTATGAACCACATGCTGGTGGTATTTTCATCGTCAGAAACGCACAACTCAAGACCAAGCATAGGCTGAATGCCAGCTTCGGTGCAAGCCTCAAAGAACTTAACGTGTCCCCAAGAGCTGGCGTTGTCAACTATAGCAGCAGCCGTGCAGCCTTGCTCTTTCAATCGATCGACTATGCGCTTGATAGGAGCAAATGTGCCTCCAAATGAATATTCACTCCTAATCCTAAGCTGTATCATAGTAACCCTTCATGTAATAATATTTCAACCAATGCATCAACATCGCTCTGAGCTCTGTGCTTTTGGAATAGCTCTTTGTCCAGGATTTTGTGATACAACTCTATCAACTTTGCTCGTCTGCCGAACAGATGCTCGAATGCAGCAACCGTGCATACAGTTTCTTTTGGCCAAGGAAAGTCAGTGCACTCAGCCCTTGTCAATTCGAAATTCATCAATGAAGTATCGAACCAAGCATTATGTGCGTAAAGAAAATCCGCTCCAGAGAATGCCTGCTTTATCTCTTCAAGCAATTCCTTGAACGACGGCTTGCCTTCCAAGTCTGCATCTGTGATGCCAGTTATCTTTACGATCTCTGGAGTCAAAGCCTCACCAGGATGAATAAGCCATTCGTGCTTGCTGATCAACTTTCCGTCTTCAAACCTTTGCAGAGCTAGCTCAATTATCTTTGGCTGCTTCTCTACAGGAGCGATGCTTGGCAAAGGGAGACCAGTCGTCTCCGTATCAAACACTATGGATATCATCGCTGTCTCCTTCAATTATCAGAGACTCAAGCATGGCACTGTAAACTGCGTTGTCATGGGCAGAGTCTTGGTGCGACAATCCACTCTCTGACAACCTTGTTAGTTTTACCATCGACAGCAAGAACAGGTGAAACTTGTTGAAGTCATCCTCTGTTTCAAGTGTTAACCCCGTTGGATAAAGAGCCACCATCACAGCACCAATCTTGCGCCAGTTATTGCCGTACTGTTTGCTTCGTTCGCGATAGGTGTCTGCCATAGCAATAAGGATTTCATCAGGCTGCATTTTCATGTTTCTTTTCTCCGTAGTAGTCAACATCATTAATTTTAAGAATGGCAGCATTGATCCCTATGCTTTTGTAAGCATCGACAACGTCTTGCCTGTCATCGTAAGCGCACGATATTTCTTCAGGGGCTATCTTGTGCGTCT